CTAACTGATAATGGAGAACCATTAGCATATTTGTAATAGGTAGCATACACCACATTAGCAAATACGTTACCGTTAGTAAGGACATTGGTTATTACATTGCCATTGGCATCTATTACAGGTACTTCTGGTAACCCTGCTGAAAAACCACCTAATGAATTGAAATATTCTGCTGCCATTATAAACGCCTATAGTTTTATTAAGTATTTATCAAAAACTGAAGTTTTGATTGGCGGAAAAAAGTTTTGAGGTTCGCTTTATAAATACATTATGCTTACTCATCCTCAGCCAAGACCTATTTGCAACCATTGTAAGTTTTCACTTGCAAAGCCTAACGGGAAGAGTAAACATGGATTCCAAAAGTGGCACAAGTATTGTGAAGATTGTGCTAAGTCGATGTATAACGGTAGATTCAAGCATCTACAGCACAAAGAAAATACCTGTGAAGAATGTAAGTTTGTCCCTGAAGACCGTATTCAACTTGATTTGGTATACATAGATGGTAACAAAAATAATAAAAAGAAAAATAATCTATTGACACTATGCGCTAACTGTGCTAGACTGTATAATAAGAAGTTGCGTACTGGCAAGAAGTCAATCATGAATGCCACTGTTGACGGCGATACTAGAATCTCTTAAGAAATTTCTCCGACCATCTTAATGTTTTGTTTATCAAATACATAATAGTTCTCAATGCCGCCCTCAAAGATACGCACTGAATCGTAGCCCATACCTTCGATTGAACTTAGATACTGTTCAATGATTTCCCAAGTGTCACTTGACCTATCCATGTAATCACTCATAGTCTCAATATCTGTTTCGGTGTATGGATCATAGATAGGAAGTAGTGGCTCAATTTCATTCTCATCAAGTGAATCAAACATCATGCCTAGGTTTAGTTTATACTGATATACTGTCCCGTAATTTTGGGAGAAAGTAGAACTGGAAGAGAAGTACATTCCGTCATGAGGTTCAGGATTGTCACCGCCGTGATAGGCAGTAACCATTGATGCCGCTTCAATAAGAGTATGAAAGTCCATGTTGTATTTAGACAAAAAGGAAGGGCTCGAAAGCCCTTCCCCGTATATCGTTCTGTGAACGTAACTTTCTTATTGGAAAGTCAAGTTCTGAACAGCAATCTCACCAACGTAGTCAGCAGCGTTACCGAATGATGACGCAGTGTTAGTTAGTTCAATGTAGCCGTAACGAGTCATGAATGACACGACTGGTTCGAATGTTGACGGATCAAGAACAACGCCTGAAGACATCAACGGAATGTATGGGCAGTAGAATGCTGCTGCATCAGTTTCCGATGAACCCTTGTATCCAACAAGTACTGGCTGAGTGTCTGGTGCATATGAGTTAACAAATACACGCATTGCACCGTTAAGAGTACCAACGAACTTAGTGTTAGTTGGCGCTTCAAAAGTGCCTTCAGTTGTACGAGCGAATGCAGAAGTTGTAGCTGACTGAAGAACAGTCAACGAAGCTGGTGAAACAACAGCCCAGTTACCTGCACCACGACGAGTACGCTGTGCAATCAAGTTTGCAACGCGGTTGATAAGAACAGCTAGAGCAGCGTGTTCGTCACCAACATAAGTAGCAGTACCTGAAACAGTTGCTTGGTTGAATGTGTATTCAGTTGAAGCAAGAGTTGCAAGTGAAAGCAAGATTTCCTGGTCGATTTCAGCAGTGATTTCTTGTGCAAGAGCAGCCATAATTTCTGCTTCTACGTCGATACCATGCTGTGACTGAGCGTCCTGAGCAGCTTCGAAAGTCCAACGAGCTTGTAGCTTACGTGACTTGGCTTCAACAGCCTGACGAAGAATCTGAACAGAAATCTGCTTACCACCATTACCTTCTAGTGATGCTGTGTCAGCACCAGTATAGAAGCTAGTGTCAGTTGCATCAGAAGGAACTCGTGAGTATGCCTGTGCAATCTTGAATGGTGAAAGAGCTTCTTCACCAGCAGTTACCGAAGTTGCTGCTGCTGAGTTGTCAGTCAATGAGTTTGCGTAACGAACACGCAGAGTGTGAATCTGACCAACTGGGCCAGTCATTGGCTGAACACCAACTAGTTCGTTAGCGATAACAGTTGGCATAACACGACGAATTACCGGAAGGATAACGCGGTTTAGTGTAGCAATGTTACCAGCAGTTGTTGTACCAGCTGAACTTTCAGCAAGCAACTGCTTCTTTGTATTTTCAAGCAATACGCTCATAGTTGAACGACGATTGCCTTTTAAGCCTTCTAGCAGGGCGTCTTTTGTTTCTCCCCAACGGCTTTCTAAGAGTACTTTTGACATTATATTATTCTCCTAAAATATGTCTATTAAAGCCCTGCCAAACGCTTGATATCGATTACATTGTCTACAACAGTTTCATCAATTTCTTTTGTTTCTTTGGCAGTTTTATTACCAGTTGCTTCTACGATAACAGATTCAGTAAGAGCCTTCTTGCGAGGGGAGGTGTCTACTGAACCAGTATTTAGAACTGCTGGTAAATACTTATTGAAAGCGTTCTCCAACTTAGGAGTTTGTACGCTTTCGAGTAATGCTCTCATTACTTCGGACTTTTCAGCGTTTAGTGTTGACAATAGTTGACCCATTGTCTTGTCACGCTGCGAAGATTCCTTAATAATGCGAACTTCACGATCTTTTGATTCTACGAGCTTGCTGACTTCTTCCAACTTAGCTCTAGCTTCTGCAAGCTGCGAGTCTTTTGATTTTAGTGTTTTGATTACTTTGCGAGTTTCAGCTTTCTCGTTTAAGTGAGTAACTGAGAATTCTCCCGCAAATGCTTCAAACAATCTACGACCAAAAGTGTTTTCTCTTGCAAGCTTGATATCTTCCTTAAGTTGTGATAGTTCACCCTTAAGATGAGTTGATACAATTCCGCTAACTTTTTTGGCACTTTCACTAATGAACTTAGCTTTAAGTACTTCAAGTTGCTTGCGGCCTTCAGCTACCAACTTAACCTTAGCTTCAACTACTGCTTGTCTATCAGTTGAGAATTCTTTAATTTCTCTTGATAGGGCATGAACAACAAATTGTTCTAGTTTCTTCTGATTTTCCAATTGAACTTTGCGATCACTGCGTAGTTCACGGATTTCTTCGGCTAGTTTGGTCACCATGAAGTTATTGAACTTAGTAGCATTTTCACGCAATTTAAATTGCGATTGAATGCGTTCTTCGTTCATTGCCTGTCTTTCAGAAGCAAATTCACGAATTTCTTCTGCTAGGTGATCGGTCATCATCTTGTCAAGGGCTTCTACCATAACGCTACGATCATGTTCGTAACGCTGTGCAAATTCCTCACGGAGTTCTGCACGGACCTGTTCACGAGCTTCATTCAACTTAACTTCCCAGGCTTCATTTAACTGCTGCCCGATATCTTCGTTGATGAGACCGCTTTCAAGTAATGGCTTGATAGCATCTAACATTTATTTGATTCCTTTTTATATTTTAAGTTCATTGATGAGACGCTTTACTTCCTCACCAAGGAATCGTTGTATTTTTTTGTCACCCTGTGCTTCCTTAGCAATCTCTAACACTTTATGTCCGTTTCTCATATTCATGAGACTTTCATAAATTGCTTTGGGATATGCGTTTGGTGCGCTAGGTTGGGCAACGATATCGACAGTAATGATTTCAAAATCACTGACTCTACCATCCATATCGTTTACATTACCTGATCCACGACTGGATACACCTAGCTTGACCCCTGACTCCAACATCGTTCTTACGAGTTGACCCATTGGAGTTGGGAGAATTTTTAGTTTGCCAAAACCGTTGGCCCCGTCCATCCACATGCTTGTAATCATGTGTGATACACGGTCTAAATTGATTTTAAGATCATCTGGGTGGTCAACCTCACCCAAAACTGAGTAGCCTTCTGAGATTTGCTTGTTTAGAGTATCCACGGCAGTTTCAATTTCATTGACGGGGTAAACACGCTCATTTGCGTTCTTTACCCCGCCCTGAATGAAAATCCCCTTCATATAGAGGGTCTTAAAATCAGCGCCCTCTTCCTTGATAGATTCGACAACCATGCCTGCTCTATCGAAGGTAAGATTTTCTCTAAGATACAAAGCCATTTGCTCTCAGATCCCTTAGCGAATTGGTCTACGAGCAGGTCTGCGTGACTCTGCTACTGGACTCTTAGCGTTTGAGCCGTCATCACCGTGCTTTGGCTTAGGAGCTGCTTCACCCTTGTCCTTGAAGTTATCCTTACCTGGACTGTTCTTGAAGTTTCCTGCACCCTTTACAGATGTTTCACCCTTTGAGTAGAAGTTGCTTGGGGCCTTAGGAGCAGTAGGAACTGCTTCGTCGTGACCGCTGAACTTTACTGGATGACTGTCCATACCAGCTTGTCCTGAACCCTGAAGTCCTGGGCTCTTTGTCTGTACGCCGTTGTCGCCGTGTGTTACAGAAATCTTCTTAAGTTGAACTGCTTCCATCATAGCTTCTTCGTCTTCTTCACCGCCGAAGTCCATTTCGTCTCCGTCCATGTCGCCTTCTTCGCCGCCGAAGTCCATGTCATCGCCTGCATCGTCGCCGCCGCCCATGATGTCTTCAAATTCAGCCATCAATTGGTCTAGCTTGTCTTCGATGCGAATTACAGCATCTTCAACTTCTTCGCCGCCTTCATCGTCGCCTAAATCTTCATCACCGAATTCAACTTCTTCGTCACCGAAATCGATATCTTCTTCGCTGTCATCTTCTTCAGCAAGACCAGATTCTTCAGCATTGATTTCGTCAAGTAGATCGCCTACTTGTCCGCCCATGCCGCCGTCCATATCGTCTTCCATCATATCTTCGTCTTCGTCCATCTCTTCAGCCATAATTGACTCAAAGATTTCTCTTGACTTTTCTACAACGATTTCGTGAAATAGTTCTTGGGCTCTATCGTTATCTTCGTTGATAACGAGGTCCATTAATTGTTCGAATTTTTTAGTGTCCATTAAATTTCTCCTGATAACAATGGCTTTGTGTAGACTTACTTATACCATAGTCAGGAAAAGCACTCAATAAGTGCGTATTTTTTACATTTTTGAATTTTTATTAAGCTGTTGCATCAGCTTCTGGTTTTGCACCGTATTGAGTGCGAACCTTATTGAGATATAATTTCTTCTCATAATTACGCACATCCATCATTTTGCGTAATTTTCTAATCTGCGCAAGTGTTAATTTTGTTTTTCTAGAGGTTTTCCACACCGGCTTGCTATTGTCATCGTTGACATCTTGTAAACCATTAATTGGTGCATCGAACATTTCAAACAGTTGCATATTTTTATTTATCTTTTTGTGATTTGTAGTCTATCCAAAATCCAATGGCTACAATAATATTCATCCCAAGTGATGCTAGTATTATATGCAAGTCTTGGTAGATACTCATATTCATACTTAAATGAACATGACCCACCATCCAAAACGGAATAGCTAAATTCTGAGAAATCCAAATTAAAAGAAACTTTAGAAATTCTCTCATTTAATTTAGATTTGCATTGGTCCGCCTGGACCTCCGCCCGGAGCAGACGGTCCACCAGCAGCCGGAGAGTCAGCTCCTACCGGTCCAGCAACATCAGGACCTTCTTCGGGAGCTTCATTGTTTTCAATTTCGTCTGCGGTTTCGAAATCAGTCTCAAAGTCGCCAGAACTAATTCCGATGTTTCTCAAATCAGAGCCAGCAGCTTCCATTTCAACCTTCTCACTGTTTTCTTCTTCCCAAAGCTTTTCGTTCTTCTTGATTTCTTCTTCGGTTAGTCCTAAGAATCTTTCCATAGCAAATCTCTTTGACATATAGGGAAGCGATTCCATGCTAGTGAATGTACCAACTCTGCTATTGTCTAGTTCAGCTTGGCGATATGCAGCGAAGTTTTGTGGAGGATTGAAACAGATTTGGAACAATCCAGTGTCAATATTGAATCCTCTCCAGCGTAGGAACAACTTGAATTCTTCATCTAACTTGAGAGCAATATAGTTCTGCAAGCGTTCGCAGTACTGATTGAATCTGAATTCCTGAATCATCGCAGTACCAACACGACCATCACTCAATGGAGTGCTATTGTCATCTGGTCCAGTTGGTAGATATGATGACGGTACACGAAGACCACGAGCAAGACGATTGTTGAAGTATTTCAAGTCATCGATTTCGCCTAAGTTCTGTCCACCAGGAAGAACTTCAACTGATGAACCTCGACCTTCTGCTGTTACAGGGAAGAAGTAGTCTTCGTTCATTGAG